TTTACGCGGCGGTCTGACTGAGCCGCCAATTTGCCCCCCGTCTCAACGGTCACCGCCATCAGCGACACGCCGGGATAGGATGAAGGGCGCGTCAGCAGTCGCCCGCGCAGTGCCTGCCAGTACATACTGTCTCGCGCGTTGTTTGAGCCCTGCTCATTGCGCCGACGGCAGCGAACCTCTACCAGCCCCGGAGAGCTGAGGGTGATCCGCTCAGTGAAACCTAACCCGTTGACGTTTTTAAGCGCATACTCTCCCTGGTGACTCACCCACCCCGATCCGGAACCGTAGACGCGATACTGAATCTCCCACTCAACATGCCGAAGCCGCTTTTTCCCCTTGCTGTCAAAGCCACAGATGCCGTTCGGGAAGGAGAAATTCACCTCGAACATATCGACGGTCTCATTTTCAGGGCAAACCAGGAACGGCCCCAGCCAGCTCAGCGTGTCGTTAAGACCAGTGGCCTCATAGTCGATCATCGTCCGGGCGGAGAATCCCGGCCATGACTCATCAACGGCACCGGAAACCAGGCGCGCCACCGTCGCCGTCGTGCCGTCAGCTGACACAATCCGGTACTCATTCCCGCGGTGAGCAAGTGAAAGCCGTTGCACCCCCTCCGGCATGCCGGAAAAGGCCGTTCCCGTGGCAGAGTTATAGGCGAGTGTCACATTCGCCGTTACCGCCGGGCTGCCGCCGGTTGATGCCGTGCCGGAGGTGTAAACCGGGGCATCACCGAAAACAGCTGCAGGCAGCGAAGAGGACGTGATCGCCCCACCCGCGAACGGACTGGCCGACTCGGTTATCAGTACGGTGCCGCCGTTGTCCTGCGCAACCAGGCCGGAGCCGGTGAGTCCCTCGGTGATGGCCGCCAGCAGTCCCGACATCGAGACGTAGTTAGCCACCAGCGACACCGGNTAGGTAACCCCCTGCCAGGTGATCGTGAACGTGCTGGAGCTGGTCGAAAAATCGTAGGTGGTCGGGGCCGCACTGGCCTGGACTTTTGCCGCACTCCCCCCGGTGCCGGGCACTGCAGCCTGACCGGGGGTATATGACGCGATAAACAGATCGTAATCGACAGAGTTAAACCCCAGCGTCACCGGCATACCTACTACCGGCGCGATCTCCGTCAGCAGCGGGCTTGCGATAACGCTGTATCCGGCCGCCGTGGTGATCTGGTAGTTCGCCGGGGCTTTAAGTTCGACCACGGCGCCAGCGACCCAGCTGGGCGGCAGTGCGTTATCGTTCTCGTCATTATCGTCATCATCATCCGTATCCAGCCCCGTAAACGTCACGCTCGATCCGGAGACGGTCATGCTGTCTGCGATAATGTCGTCTGCGTCCGGCGACGTCTGGGCCATATCCAGCCCGGTGCCGGATGACGTCCCGCCCACTTCGGTGGAGTTGACCCAGTTTTCGCTGCGCTCATCACCGGAAACGTCCGCGCCTGGCGGGTAATGGGTGCTGCTGAATCCCGGTAGCGTTGAAGCTGGCGTACTGCCAACCCTGATATCGCCATTGGTATAAATCAGTTCACCGACACCGAGACACAGCAGCATCTGGACGCGCATTTTCGTAGGATCGGCGGCATCAAACCGGGTAACCGGCTGCACCACATAATCAGGGTAGATACGCACCCGGCCAAATACCTCACGAATGGCATCACCGAGTTTTGCGGTATTCGCCTTTGCCGGGTTCAGGTCGAGACTCCGCCCTGTGGATGAGGTATAGCCACCCTTATCGATGTTGCTCATCATGAAAAGGGAATAAGCCGCAGTTGCGACCGATACGCCAACTGCAATCCAGCCAAGTGTTACGGGGTCAAAGGGAACCGGATAGAACCTAACATCGCTTTTAGGCTGGATGATCTGAGTCGCCCAGTCCGCTGGCGCAACAGGTAAGCCATCCAGTTCAACAACCAAAGGTGGAAATTCTCTGTCGGAATAGTTTTCGACATTTTTTACCAGCCAGTCACGGATGCTGATGGTGTCGTGCTCATGCGTCTCGAGTGGCTGACCCGGCAGGCGGGAAGGGTATAATCTGATCGTCACTTCCAGAACTCCACTCGGACATAGCGACGCATAAAGCGAGCCAGCGGCAGGAACATGACATTAGTGGCACTCCCACACTCTGCTACCATCAGTTCGCCATTGATTTTCACCACAACAGCAACATGCGTCACTGTCGAACCTGAGAAACAAGCCACCCCCGCACCTTCACAAGGGTCGCAGCGTTCCAGTTTTAACATCAGTTTTCTGGCTTCTCGGTCGAGGCCTCCATCGTCTTTGGTCACCCCGGCGAAATCAGGCCATTCTGGCAAGCTGAGATCCCGCCGAATTTCGTTAACCAGACCGAAGCAGTCGAGTCGGGGAAACGTTCTTCCGCCCTTCTGCCATACGACTGAAAGGTATTTATCAGGGTTAAACATTGGAATTCCTTAGCTGATATAACGCAGTCCGGGGAAGACAGGTAGCGTGTAGCGGAAACGCGGCCAGGCGGTATCGAGGATGTTCATGTAGCCCGCAATGATCTGAACCTCTGTCGCCGTCCAGGAGCCCGACTTGATTTTCAGCGTATACGGCACTTCCGCAGGGGCCGCTAAATCCGTGGAGATATAACACCGGTACGTCAGAAATGCAGACAGACGGTTAGCCAGCGCATTGCGGATCGCCGTGGACACAACACCATCGATATTGCACAAGGCAAATTTGAGGTCCTGCGTGCCGTCCGCATTGCGCGCCGGCAGCGCAATGTCTATCGCACAGGCTGAAAACGTTACGGTATCGCCGTTCTCCGTCGTCGCCGTGATGTTGTCGTAACCCTGGCAAAGGTAGTGAACATCAGAGCCAATGGTGATCTGCAGCGTTTCAATGATCACCTCCGGTCCGCTGCTGGCGTAGAGGCGTTTAATCTGCGTCATGCTTCGGCCACTCCTTATTCAGCGCAATATCCAGCAGCGAGCTGCCGACGATCCATTCCGGGTAATTACCCCATGGGGCAGGAGCAAGGGGGCGTTCCCATAATTCAAGCGTCGCTGTGTACTTCCAGTAAATCGGGGCCACCAGCACCGGTCCCTGATAAATATCTGTAAAGCGGCATTTGTAAAACTTAATGCCTGCCGGCGTCTGCAGCTTCATCATGAACCATGCAGCCCCGTCAGATAACGCATCACGGAACCAGGACTCAAACGCCAGTCCCTGCGCATCGGTTTCCATAAACCAGGTGATGCTGGCCTGCGTCGGTGTGGACGTATAAGCTCGCCTTTGCCGCGCGCGGCCGGTGGTTAACTGGGTTCGTTTTAACGGGCTTACAGGCTGGAATCCGTATCCTTCCTGTAATGGCATCGGAAGACTGTCATGCGGGTAGTAGATATCAGTCATCACTCTAACCCTCTGCCTGGATATTTACTGCGCATTGCCTTACCAACTTTCCCATCTCCTCTCAACAATTGAGCAGCAACCTGATCCAGGGCTTCCGTTGTCGCCCGCTTCTGCGTTTGAGCCATGGAGAGAGCCATCTGATCAGGTGTCACACCGGGCGGCGTATGGAAATGCTGCTCAATGGGAGCATGGATGGTGGTCTTGCTGCTGTTGTCGCTGTTAACGTTCTGAACACCAGTACCAAACCCTGTACGCCCCAGAGTTGCATCAAGCGGTTGGCCATTTCGAAGTGCCTCAAGCTGAGACACGCCGATCCGGTTCGTTGATGCCTGGTCGAAGACGTACTCTCCTTTGTGAACAATACCCGCGGGCTGATACTTACCACCGGGGCCGGTGTAACCGCCGGAGGCGAAGCCAGTATCAGCAACCGCTTTTATGTTAGAGACGATACTGGCGGTCTCCATAGCAACCGTTGCCATAGCCATCAAATTTGACGGGAAAGGCAGACTTGCGGCCTGTGCGATACCCGCATTGATTGCCACCATAGACTGTGCGATCGCATAGGCTTTACTGGCTGCGAACGCTGCTTTATAGATGCCGGATTGCTGACCAAAACCATCAGCCAGAATACTCAATCCACTGTCCATCATGCTTTGCGTAGTGCTGGTAATGATGGCGTTTTTTGGGCCTCTATAACCGCAGCAGCGTTTGCAGCATCGGCGCGAGTTTTTTGCATCCTCGCTTCACCCTCAGCGGTGATTGCACCAGCCTTTTTGTAAGCCTCTTCCTTCCGGGCAAGCCAGGCATCCAAATCTTTTTGTGCCTGATCGAGTTGGCTATACTGCTGTTGCATTCCGCCAAAAGTGCCAGATAGCTGGCCACCGGTAGGCGTGGTATTACCCACAACATTACGAACCGTCGAGGGCAGTTGCATATCGGTGTTTTGATAAATATCTGCCCGCGTTTTTTCATATTCACCGGGTTTTAGTTGCCCGGTTGCTTTGGCCTTCTCCAGCAGTTCAAGGCGGGTTTTAAGCAGATCGTTGGTCCGCTCATCCTTCGTCTTTACCTGTTCCTGCATCTTCCGGTAATCGTCGAGCGTCTTAACGGAGTTTTGCAGTGCTTCCTGATTTTTGTAAGCCTGAAGGATTTCCTGTGAACGCGAAAGAATAGACTTCTGGTCAGCGGTGAGTTGCGTTTTAGATTTGAGGTCAGCAATCTGTTGCTCGAACTTGATTCGTGCCTGTGTCGCGCTGTTAAGCTTGTCACTGGCATCCAATTGTGACTGCATGGCAGCAGTCTGCTGGTTTATCTGATCAAGCAGCCGGGTTGCGGCATCCTCTGTATATGATTTTCCCTTTGGCGTCTTGGGTGTTTTCGGATCTTTGTACATCTCGTTAATGCGAGAAACATTTTTTGCATATTGCTCTGCAGTAATTGCACCAGCCTTCAGGAATTCGCTTTGCTGCTTAATCGCTTTATTGCGCTTATCCGCATTGTTCAGATATTGCTGGTTAACGCGATCTGCTTCCTGCTGCGTTTTAATTCTTTGCTGTTCGGCTTCCTTAGCCTTCGCCTGTCCTTTGGTTACATCCCCCTGAAGATTGGCAACTGAGTCGAGCAAATCTCTCTGTTTTATCATCTCCGGGAGGTTGATAAACCTCGCGCTAAAACTGTTCCAGAACCCACCATCTTTTTGCCCTTTTTGGGCTTCAGCAATATTTTCGTTTAAGGTGGCAAGTTTATCCGTTAGTGTTTGTTCTCGCCCAATATTGAGCATCGCATCCCAGGCGCCTTTGGCCGTTTTACCCAGCGAGTCCCATGCACTTTCAAGAAGACCAAGATTCTGATGAATATCATTCGCACGCTGCTGCATGGCATTGGCGTAAGCATCAGTAGCCACCCGTGCAGCATCCTGCTGATTACCTTCATCCTGTAGCGCTTTAATCTGGTTGTAGGTTGCCAGTGTCAGAAAGTGGTACTGGTCGTTAAGTTTGGTAATGGCCGCAACCGGGTCAGCAGTAATGTCGTTGAAATCACCAACCAGCTTATCGGTAGCAATGCCCGTCGCCTCGCTGGTCTTAACAATGGCGGTTGTCACGCGCTCCAATGAGTCGCCAGCTACTTTACCGGATAACACCAACTGATTCAGCGTTGAAGCTGCTGCACCGGTTGTGGAGTTAGCTGCGACCGATACACGGGCCGCCATATCTGCCAGTTGACCGGAAGTTTTTGCCTACCAGATTACCAGTGAGAACGAGAGACTTATAAAATTCGTCCTGCTCCTGAGTGCCTTTGTAATAGGCCAGACCAAGAAATCCGACCGCCGCAGCTGCAAGAGTTAAAGGGTTAACCAACCCCATAACATAGGTGCCCACACCCTTAATTGCCGGACCAATACCACCAAACATATCTTTTAACTGCCCGCCCTGCTGCATAAGCACCATAAACGGTGACTGACCTGTAGATAAGCCGACAATAATGTCGGTCATCTGCGCCGGGATCATGCGCATGGCAAAGGCAGTCTGTGCGGCTGATTGGCCGGTTTTGCCAAGATCGTCACGAAATCCAGTTAGCCTGTTTCGTGTTTCCTCGATTTTCTTTGAATAAAGATCGAATGTATCGGCATCTACCATCCCCTTAGATTTGAATTTCGCAAGATCCTGCTGTTGTTTATCCAGTTTGTTCAGGGCAGCGTTTACCGGGTCGATACGATCTAAGAGTTCAGAAAGAGACTGTTTTTCTTCATCAGTGGCCTTTGTCACCTTCACTGCGCTGGTGGCAGCACGTTCACCTGCCTGTGTCATTTTTACCAGTGCAGTTGCGAGATTATCAGCCTGTTTTTCTGCCCCGGAGCTATCAATAACAATGGCCAGGCGGGAGGTTTGTTCAGTCATTTACTTATCTCCGGGTAATAAAAAACCTCGCCGGAGCGAGGTTAGGTCAATTATTCCGAGAATTCATTTAATGGGGATCTGACTTAAGAACCTTTGCAAGGCATAATAAGCCTTGGTGTCATTCTGGCCATCTTTAATCGTACCAACAATAGCCCCATCGGAAAGTGTGGTAAGCCTAATCATTGACGTCTTTGCTGTCATAACTTGTTTTAAATCTGAAAGTGGGAGAGCAAAACCTCTCGTCGACGTTGGCATATTAACCGCATTATCGCCAGGCATCATTTGTTCAAACTTTGTTAATGTATCCACAGGGCGTAATTTGATTATTCTGTCGTCAATACGAAGCTCAGCACTTTCCAGATTCATATATTTAACATATGTTGTTAAGTTCAGAACCGCCATATCAGGCACTTTTTCTGTCCAAAAACGCTCCAATTGACATACAGCAATCTGCTCCATGCGGCTGGATAGTCACTGTTTTAACGCCGTCAAATTTACTTACGTTAGTCTCAGGATTTAAACCAATGTTATTGGCACATCCCGACATCAGTAAAACTCCAAGAACTACAACCAATAGCTGTCTCACATCCCTATCTCCATCATTAACATTTGCTCACAGGTTAGCACAGGAATAGATGGAGACAATGATATGACTACTTCAATTTTGCCTGTCTTTTCTGCTCTTCGGCCCACTCAGCCCTCCAGGCATCATCGAGAGCCAGTATCGCCGCGTCAAACTCAATGCGGTCGATCAGGATGGTGCGCGATGCCAGGTAAAGTTCGATATCGTTCAGGGATAGAGGGAGCGGCACTCCGGCCATGCCTGCATACTTCCTGCCGCGCGATATCATGGCGTAAGCGCTGAGGATCTCCCCAGTGACCGCATCGATTTCAGGCTCTGGAATGGGCGGGAGATTTAGTTTCTCCCTGCGCCACTTTGCTTTCTCGCCCTGTTCGCCGGCGAATTCCTTTAGCCACTTTTGGGCCTCTATGGCTTTTTTACGGTTTCCTGAGTCTGCTGCTCTTTACCCTGAGCAATGTTCGCCGCCTCAGCCAGAATAAGCCAGTACAGAGAGGGGTTTTGCTTCAGTAACGCAACACCACGCTCCGGTGTATACGCTACGGCCGTCTCCGTACCATCCACCAGCTCCCCCACGCCTTCCCAGTCTTTCAGAAGAAAGCGCGCGCAATTGTCGATGAGAAGATCATCAACCGAGTCAATCTCGCCCACACTGGCGAGATCGAAAGCATCCGTACCGACCTGGTAGCTCGCGTCCATTTTGTCGATATGGCGCCGCACCAGCGCATTGCGTGAGCGGTATTGTGGATTCTCGCTACTGGCCACCAGCAGACGGAGTTTAAATAGCGCCTCGTCTTCCGGCGTGAATTTCTTTTTACTTCCTGCTGGCTTTTTGAAAGGGAAAAACCAGCGTTCTCCGTTCAAATCAATTTGAGAAGAAATAATCAGCATAAAGACTCCCAAAAAAAGCCCGATCCGCGATGACTGCAGAGCGGGCCAGGTAAATTAAGGCGCGGTAACGGTGATTTCAGACGTTGCGGTATAGGTGCGGGCCTTACCAGTGATGATTGCAGTACCAGCAGCATTTCTGGTGACTGTTGCTGTTTTCTGCCCGGTAGAAACCACGCTGGCGATAGTCGGATCCGATGACGTCCACTGGACGGCATCAGTTGAATCAACTGGTGTAAGCGTGGCGGTTAACGTCACAGTAGATCCCACTGCTCCAGTTGAAGTGGCTGGTGCAACACTGATTGCCGTCGCCGGCACTTTGGGAACGCGGGTGATAGTTGGCGGAGTATTGGCCGCGGTGATATCCAGCTGAACCTGAACAATGTCAGTGCTCCCCGCATCCGGCCAGTCGCCGGAGATCTGCACTTCCGGGAAATCGAAGGTATAGGCGCCTTCAGCATTCTCCAGCGTGAAGCTAAACGGCACCGTTTCGCCGGTGAACGTTTTTTTGTAAACCTCCCATGCAGCCTTAGACCATGACAGCGTGATTTGACCTGACGGGGTAAAGGTTGTCGGAATGTTTGCGCCGGCGAACGCCGAACCGGTACCGATGCAGCGCTGAGTCTGCATATTGTTGTTGAACTGGATGTTAAAGGTATCGACGCAGAAGCCTGTCCCGCCATCAACACCATTTAGCCGGATGTTGGTGACCTCTTTGAAGGAGTAACGCAGCGCCCCCGCTAAATCCACCGGCGCGGTGAAATAGCTGGTATCGTCCCCCTTCGTCTCCCAGTCCAGCCCTGCAAACGTAATGGTTGCAGTGATATCACCATCGGCCGGGATTTCCATCTGGAAGGTGCCAACCTGGCAACCGCGGGCAATCTGGGCGATCCCCACATCACTGGCAAAAGTCGCCACGGAGAACGTAATGCGACCATTACCCATCGTCAGAACGTTATTTAGCCATTCGGAACCGAAGCAGCTGGCAAGAAAATCATCATGCTGGTTCCAGCGAAACCGCGTGCCGACATCGCCGCCGACATCCACTGTGCCGCGTGAAACACCTTGCGCCATGCGGTCACCAGCGATTTCGTCATTGTCGTTGGTGTTCTGCGTTGGTTTCAGACCAAATGAAGAACGACGCAGCAGGTTCCACGCCCCTGCTGTAGGCGTGATTCCTGGCGTTGTCTCGCGAATAAACGCGGCTACTACTTTTGCACCTGAGCTCACAGGAGCCTCCTGTTTTTTGTGCGCTACAGAGCGCGATAAGGAATTTGAAGATTGAGCTGTAACCAGCCATCGGTCTCACCCGCCGGCACAGCAGAAACAGCGAAATAACTCAGCTTTCCGTCGTCCTTAAACTCGAATAGCTCCGTTAGCTGGTCGGCCGTTCGGGAGATAAGCAACGTCCCGGATCCGACCGGAACAAACAGCTGAATGATGAGTAATCCCGTCCTGTGGACGACCGGCCCATTCCCGATCTCAGTTGCGCCTGCCTGCCCAGCAATGTTGGTTAGGCGGGCCCAGATATCGCGGTTACTGGGGTCAAATACCGGGCCATTGGGATAATCCACCGCATCAGAGGCAATAGCGGTCTGTGCCGCCATTCGAGAAATGACAGCGTTTCTGATTTCTGTGAAGGTCATTTGTAGGCCTGAATCACACCATTAAACGAGACGGCATAGACGCCTGTCGGCGCTTGCGTTGAGTGGCCATTCTCCAGAGGCACGGAGTAAGGCAGGTTCGACTGGATGTAAATCACCGAGTAGGCTGGCGCCTGGTCAATGATATTTTTGCCATTAAGAAACGTCATTGTCCCGCGCGGATCCGGTTCGGTCGGGACGGAATGATCAGGTTCGCCGATGCTGACGAAATGCGATGCCCTGAAGGTTCCTGCGCGATACTCAGCCGGCCGCCTGATATCCATGCTGTCATTAACACGGACTTTCTTTCTGAGACGGCCTGTCTTTGTCAGGTTGGCAGGATCGGCATAAAGAGATTCGTTCCATTCCCCAACAGCTTTGTTGTACTGAACCGCTGTCGCGTTAATGGCCCACAGCTCCGGGTTTCCTACAGGCGATCGCCGAACGATTTCATTCAGCAGCTGAATGGCGATGGTTCTCTGCCGTAACCTCACATCGTCTTCCACCAGCCCGGCGAATGCCACCGGGTCAATGTTCCAGCCCTTAGCCATATCACGCTCTCCGCAGTTGAATGGAGTACGCAGCGCCAGCAGAGTCGGCAGAAGCGGTGATGACCTCGTAACGCTGAAGCTCACCCGTAATCGGATCCGGTGCGGTGATGATATGCCTGACGGCCGGCTTATCAGTCACCTCGTTAACCAGGGCGGTTAGCTTCACATCACCATGCAGAATGTTAACGCCATCGATACGGCGCAATTTATAGCGCGCCAGCACTCCACGCCCCGAGTAAGTCACCTTCGTTTCAGTGCCGGTTTCCGTCACCGGATCCCAGGCACCCCGAACGGTGTATGACCCAGTGAAATCCTTAACGGCATCCTGCAGGTCGGTATCGAATGCCGCGGCGACTTCGGTTTGCAGCTCGTCACGAATGCCCATTGCACCCACCAATACGCTGCTGAGGTTTAACGATCACTGTACCGCGGAGTTTGCGGGTATAAATTTCGCCATTACGCTTAACCCGCAGCGGGAGAGGAGAAAACTCTACAACACCCTTTGCCTGGTTTGCGTAAACAACATGTCTGATCGGGTTTCCATTCACAAACACATCGCGAGGACCGAGCCCGTCACCGGCATAATGCACATCCGGATTTCGCATGTTACCCCCTTACCAGCCGCACCTGCGACTGATTTACACCGTATGGCTTAAGCATGGCCAGAGCCAGCTGCAGGTCAGAATCAAGCAATGCAGAGCTGTTGGTAGCGAGTTCTGCGAACGTTTTGGAAACAGAAACGTCGTCAGCATCAACGCTCTTACTCAGTAACACCCCCGAATCAGTTTTCTGCTGATACAGCCCGCCATTTGCCGCCGACAGCGCCGCATAGGCGCCGGCCTGTTTCACATCGTCAGGAATAATGGTTTCGTGAGTTGCCTTATCGCACGGCAGTTTCAGGTTAAGTCCATTCATCCAGGTATTAGCCATCAGCACAGATTTGGCTTTTTTGCTTTCATCTGTCCAGGTGGCACCGAGAATCGAATTGACATCTTCAACGGTGATGAAAGTGATCATGCATCACTCCATTTCTTTCCAGCCGTGCGCCTTCCAGTTCTCCACTTCATCAGGGGGAACGTTGGCGGTATTGGGGCCGCCGGGGAATGCCGGGAAATCGGTAATCATCGCCACCAGCTGCTGTTCCTGCTGTTCCTGCTGTTCCTGCTGTTCCTGCTGTTCCTGCTGTTCCTGCTGTTCCTGCTGTTCCTGCTGTTCAGGATCATTGGCATCAACCTGCGCGGCCGCAAGTTTTGCTGCAGCACGTTCAGCACGCTGCTCTTTGGTTAATCCGGCCATAAGCCTCCACTAAAAAAAGGGGCCGAAGCCCCTCATGGTTGATGGTTTTCAGCCAGCAATAATGACGCTGTGACGCGGAACTGGCGCAGCGACACCCCACGCCAGACCAACTTCATAACGGATTTGGCGATACTGGCGGTACAGTGCCACCTGGAAGGTAATGCCTGATACCGGGTCGGTAACGTTCATCACATCATCCGCAGTATCACCACCTTGCGGCATTGCCGGGGTGCGAGATGCCAACAGCAGCGCATTACGGTCAAACGCCATATTCGCCACATATCCTGCACCACGGGTAATAGCGGTGTTATCTGCCAAATCCTGACGCAGACCAGGCTGAGCAAGGGTGATAGTGCTTGCTGTTGCAGCTACAACTACATATTTGTTGTCGTCGCCATCAAAACTCACCACATCGCCAGCGGTGAAAGACCCTGTGCCAGTATCAATGGCAATGATACGATCGCCTTCAACCTTATCTCCATTAACCAGGTAGCCCGCGGCAGCCGAGGCTGTGTGAGTTTTAACGCCGGCGGAGTTGTGGATATTAAAGCCCTCCAGGCGGCCCAACGTACCTTCACGCAGCAGTTGTTCCGTCCCGGCTTCGTTCACCTTAAACAACACTGACTGTTTGCCGCGCAGGTTTGCGATGGCAGCTGAACCGAGAACCATCTGGAGATCGGTAGTCGGTGAGCCGTTGTCCTCCAGTACCTTACGGGCCAGCGCGGCATCACTGAGGTCTTCCTTGATACCGAACGGCGTAGTACCCGGCGTGCCAACCTGACGCGATGCGTTGAAGTACAGCGCCCCCAGATCTGCGTCAACTTCGTTCGCCAGTGCGCGGAATGCCTGCTTGAACTGGTCAGCAAGGATGGTGTTGTAAGTACCAGCCGGACCGAGGGCCAGTTGCTCTTCACCATTCCATTTGACCGGAGCCATTTTGGATTTAGTGATTTTGACATCGACGGTACCGATGTTCTGATCACCCGTGTTAGGAGCCGAAGGGCCCGGCACGATGTCTTCAGTTACCGCTACCGGGGCAACTGGTGCGGTAACCGTCTGGTCTTTTGCTGCAGCATCTGCTTTGGTGTTACGGGCGACGGCAGGAATAAAACCTACCTGCTCGCGGGAAACAACATCCAGAGCGGTATAGATAGTCGGGATCAACCCGGTCAAAGTGTTCGACATGATTCATTTTTCCTTAGAGATGGGTTTGGGTTGGCTGAGCTATCCAGCTCCGGCGCCCGCCGCCATCCGGCGGCAGGCAAAAGAGGACTAATCAACGATGGTGACACCGTCTTTGAGGGCATTTTGTTTGCCTGCAATATCCAGCGAATCGAATGCATCACGCTTCATGGTTTTCTTCCCTGCCTGATGCTGAGACTGACGAGAGCCGCCCCCCTGGTTTCCGCTGGCCTTCAGAATGTGGTCTTTCTGTGGGTACTGCTCCACCAGGAACTCCAGCGCTTCATCAAACGAGGCCAGCTCGCCCGGCTTCGAGCGGGAGTAAATTTTGTTGCCGGTGCCGTCATAGGCGACAACTTTACCCTCTTCGACCTTAAACGACTGACCGAAGCGGGCCTGAAGCAGATCGGCAGGGATGGCGATTTTATCGGCGATAAATTTGGAACCTGTGAAGCTACCGCCGATCATCGAATCGTACAGTTGACTTTCCAGCGTTTTATTTTTGTTGTGGGCCTCATCCAGTTGTGCCTGGAATGATTTGGTGATATCCGCTTTCACCTGGTCAACAGCACCCGCGTCGATCAGTTTTTTCTGGTCGATTTTGGTCATCATGTCCAGCGCTTCAAGAGCCTTCGCCGGGTCACCGATTTTGGCGAATTTCGCCAGGCTGGCTTCAGCTGCTTCTTTGGCTTCACGATGAGATTTCGCCTCACCGTTCAGAGAAGAGATTTTTCCAACGGCCTGCACAGCATCGAAGCCGATCTCTTTGCCGTCGTCATGTACATAAACGGGAAGACCGTTCGCATCAACTTCTGCATAGTTCTTGCCGTTTACTTCAACTGTTTTCAGTTTCATGTGGTTACCTTTTTGTGGGCCATCCGACCGTTGCGCCGCTCACCATCCGGATCACGGCAATAAAAAAGGCCGCCCGGAGGCAGCCTGTTGTGAAATTTAGATAATAAAAAAAGGCCGCCTTAGCGACCTTGATAGTGGTATTCGTAGTGATGCAGTTTCCCGTCTATTACTATCCTTTCTAGCGTATATATCAGAATATCCTGTTCGAGATCACAGGCATCAAATCCGTTATTAAACAATGGGGATGCATCAGAAACAGGCTGCGGAAATTGCACTCGTTCTAATGGCACTCCGTAGTCATCCGTGTGAAGGGATACGGACTCACCATCTCGAGGCCCACCTTTTAAGAAAATCTTCATGCTAAAGGTCTCCTGAGCGATCATAAGCAAGTGTGGTGGCCGGTGCTGCCACGGCATTCTGATTCTTCAGAACGGCGGGGACTCACGAGGTGAGTCTGGTTTCCGGCTTGCCCGTTTCTCACGGGACGCTTTGGCGCGCAGGTCAGCATCCTGCATTCACCACGAATTTACTCTATCACACTCTGGCGTCCTTAAACGCCTGCGCGTCACGGTTGCGCAATTGGTCAAGCGTCAGCCACTCGCCCCTGTCGTTGTAGAACTCATCGGGAGACATGCCGCCATCACGAATCAGCCTGGCGCGCGTTTCTCCGACAATCTCAGCTTGTCGCGTGAACGACTGCCGGGAGAACCAGTCCTGGTAATTCGTGTCAGCCGGAACCTGTCCATCCATGCTGGCACGCGAGCTGTCCTTGATTTCGCCGACTTTGATACCCAATTCCTCGGACGATTTCAGGATGTAAGTTTCGGTGCTCCGACAGCAAAAGTGGATTTTCCCGGGTCCCTGCAGATACGGCACCTTATGGCCGACAGGCTTGTTATCCAGGGTGTACTTGAGACGATCGCGAATACGACAGTCTTTTGACGTTTTATTGTCGAGTGTGGACAGCCACTGTTTCCCCTTCAGGATGTCGTCGTTAGCATCCGCAAAGCTCTTTCGCGCCGTTGCCGCAAGATGCCCTACAGCTGTTTTGGCAATGCTGCCGGCGTTGGCCCTGCTCATCTGCAACGCGCCATCCTGATAACCACGGTTAGCGTGTCCGCGTACCTTGCGGGCAATCTGCTCATGCGTATCACCCAGCAGAAATCCCTGCCGCACCGTATTGCTGATACGCGCCATGCGATCGGCTTCAAGGTTATCAGCCCACTCACTGAGCAGGCGCCCCTGAAATGGCTGTGCCATCGCCGCGGCATACACTGCATCCGGTGAAATACCCACCAGCGGGTGAAGCGATAACACATCATCGGGGATCGCAAACTGGAACAGGCTCAGCTGAAAGCCTGCTTCGTGCTGAGCGAGTTGCTGCAGTTCATCAGATAGTCCGGCGTACATTGACTGCACAGCCTCGCGATTGAGAGCCCTGACACTACTGAGCAGCGCTTCCAGTCGCGAGACGGTAAAGCTGTCCGCATCCAGGCTATCCATCGCCACCAGCAATCTGGCCGTCAGTTCCGCATCGCTGTCATTCAGGATTTTTATCATCCTGTTTGCAACGCTGGTGCTGTACCGCGCAATCCATATCGCATGCGCTATCGATTCATCCTGAAGCTTGTCATTCGCCGTTGCCATTTGCACCACCCGGGTTACTCAGTCCGCCGGCCAGCGTGACCTGCTGATTCCGCAACTCGTCGATTACCTCTTCGGGCTTCGCATCCGGATCAATAAATTTGAGGGCCTGCAACACGCGAACAGCATCGACCTGACGTATATCACCACCCTGGCGGAGCGCCTGCACAGCTGTTGCAGCTGCGGAATCAAACGTCTGGGCTGAAACATCCAGCTCGGTGCGAACGTCGACATTGCCACCTTCTTTCTCGCCCAGCCATTCCGCCATGATCTGCAGAATGTTATCGAGGGCGTCCTCAAGAGAGCTCGCCATCGTATACAGAGGGGAGTTTTCCTGCATGCGCTCTTCATTGGTCTGATCAACGGATTTGGTAGAGGTATTCTCGGCACGTAAGAGTTTTGCCCCGGCCTGCCGCATCTGATCTTCCAGTTTTTCCAATGACGTTTCACCAGCTGCAATCGCAGCCCCGGTATGCTCGACATATTCCAGTCCCTGGCGCTGACGATCATCGAAACGAGTCGCAGAGGAAGCACCTATCGTCAACGTTTCGCCATCAGCCAGACCGTAAGCCACCAGCAACGGCACGCGAGCGACATGAAGTATGTTGTCCTGTTCACTCTGACTCTGCCAGTGCTTGATATTCAGCAAGGCGAGATTAAGCAGTGGCGGTGATCCACGCATGAAACCAGTGCGTTTCGTGTAGAGCGTTACCAGCGTAATATCGTTACGGCTGGTTGCCCATTCTTCGTGAAGCGTCCATTGCGCGACTCCATTATCGCCTGCTTTGCGGCGGTATATTTCAACCTTGCCGGGCATGATATGCCGAATTTGTTCAACCTTCGTCTGCCCGTAGTCATCTCCATCAACAATGATTGATTCACGAATACGCAAATCTGTGAGGATGACCTTTCCCCCTTCAACTTTCGACTTCCAGCCTATGACCTGTCGAGGGTTCAGCATCGTAACGTATGGCCTGCTCCCGGCTGCTATTTCATCAGCTTTTGTTCTAACGGACTGAGGATCCACTCGGGGATAGTCCACCAGCGCATGAACCAGACCATACTGAAATCCGATGCTAAAGAATTGCTGCGCCCACACATCAAGGCGATTGCCTTCCATGTCGATGTCAGTAGATAGCTTTCTGATGCTTTCGGGCGCGCTTTCGCTCAATACCGTAGGTTCAGCAAATACGCGCCCTATGTTTTGTTTGATCGCTTCTTCATAGGCAGGGAGCAGAGTTGCAACCGCTAATCGTTTTTTGTAGCTTTCAGGGTCTTCATTGGGCCATTTCGGAAGATACAACTTCCCCTGCCGGCGCATTTCCAGCGTGCCGCCCATCAGCGCATCATTAATATCCCATGCCTCAACCATGTCGTTATAGTCGAGGTTGGGCGTTGAAATATCAGGCATGGTTTTACATCCGCAGTTGGGTGACTTTTCCAGTCGGTTTGATGATCGGGAATTGCTTCACAATGAAATACCCGCCGGCATCGTTGGGGTGATCGTTATCCGCCGTTTTATCCGGCTCACCGTTGTCACCCCATACTTGCTGTTCAAGTGATTCCGTGTAGACCGGACATCGCTTTACATTCACTTTGTAGCGACGTTCACCGTTACCATTGCAGAACATGGCGTTCATCGCGTTGATGCGGTCTTTCACTGGCGGGTTTGATGCATTAACAACCACATTAAAGCCGGCCTGCTTAAGCTGAGCGATATCCGTGGCGCTGGCATTGCTGGATTTGCGGGAATCGCCGGAAGCGTCCGGGTAAATATAAATTTCCCGAACTTTGCGATAATCGTTGCCGTCGTAGAGCCAGAACCGTTCTTTGATGATGCGGATCATGTCAGGGGTGTCGTAAGCCTTCACGATTTCATTAACCGCAAATGGAAGCCCCAGACGTAATACATGAACAATCCCGGCCATCTTCCCGACGTTGAAATCCATGCCGATATACAGCGGTTCACCGGGTTGTTCTTCCTCACTGCAGTTATTCAGCTTACGGTCAAACTGATGGTAAATCGTCCCGCTTGTAAGGTTGGTGAACTGGCCACGCAGATAAGCCTTGATCAGCTCCGGCGGATATGACTCCATCAGTGACGGGATGTAGTCCGCCGGCAGGTTCTTTTCGTTGTCGAACGTCGAGGCCTGCACCAGGCCGTACAGCGTTGAGAGCGAAGGCTTATCGCGAACAGCCTTTGCGAACTGCTGATAAACGAATTTAAAGCCTTCCGGCGTCGTTGTGACGTCAATTCCGTTTCGCAGGCCGGGCACCTTGTAACGCATACGCGCGATGATTTTTCGCCAGGCTAACTGCGCCTTTTTGGCGGGCATTACGTCCAGCTCATCAATCAGCGCGTTACCGATTTTAAAACCAACGATGGTTTGCGGTTTCTCCATCGAGCGGCAAATTGTCGTGCCGCGATACTGGCGCCCCGCGTAGAAGTGGACCTCTTTGTTCCCCTCGTTGATTTTGACATTCAGCCCCCAGTCGTGGGCCACTTCCTCAACAGTGGGATAAAAGATGTCACGGATCTGCGGATACGTTGGCGCAAAATAACCCTGGTTGATTTTGGGGTGTTCCCACATCCCTTTGCAGATACCGCCGCAACCGACCCATGTTTTGCCAGAACCGAAGCCGGCGACGTAGGCCTTAAACTTGTACTGCATCGCAAGGAATTTGGCCTGAGGGATGTTAAGCGTCGGTGCTATCGCCATCCTCTTCCCTCACTCGTGCATCGACTACGTTGATATTGATCGCAACTGGCGTTGGTTCGTCATCTTCCGGGTCAGCGGCCAGCTCTTTACGGAGCTTGTCGATCTCCAGCTGCCGGCGCTCGATTTCAATCTGCTGTAGACGCTGGGCGAACTCACTGTCAGCCAGGCCGAGACGTTTCATCACCGCCTCGTACATGCGCTCACGGCTGATGGCGGTTATCTCAACGCCATTCTTACCAAGCTTCACACCGGAATAGGCAAGCGCAGCATCCGGCGCCAGCTTGCGCGTATCGGCGAAGAAAGGCTGGCCGATACCATCACCATTACAGCGAGGGCATTCCGGGTTAGGTGCGCTGGTGTGGTCGTAGCCGTATCCGCCATCATCCAAAGGTTCTCGACGTTTTCGCTCAAGCGCTTCGAGTCGCTTCTCTTCGTACTCAACAGCGTCACGCCATTGATACTGGTGACCAAAGCCCCAGCAGTAACGGCAGCTACCGCGGCGATACTGAGAAAGTTGGTTGGCGTCGAATGTTGCCAGCCGCCACATCTGCTCAAGCACTTCATCAGCACTTCCAAGCGTGCGCACAATGGATGCTTTCTGCTGCTGCGCAATGGCCTGCGCAATACTAACTTTTGTTAACAGCCTTGCTCCCTGCTCATTCGCTGTCTTCTTGCTGTACCCGGCACGGATAGCGGCCTGCGTGGCGTTGTTGTCCTTCAGGTATTCCGCGACAAATAAACGCTGTTGATTGGTGAGGCCATCATCATCCACCAGCTCTTCTGCGCACTTTTCCTTCTGCGCAGTGCGCAATTTCTTCTGCGCAGGTTTTTGCGCAGTTTGCGCAGTGGGTTTCTTGATGTATCGGCGGGCTGTAGCGTAATTGAGTCCCTGCGCTTCACACCAATCCTTCGGTGATACGCCGGTTGCGGCATGATCGGACAGGAACCGTTGCTGAAGCTCGCCCCAGTCCGGTTTTGCCATAGATTACTCCGTATTCTTTCGCTCTGGTTCCGCCTTCACTTTCTGGCTAATACCGTGTTTGGTGATGAGCGCGGCTATCTTTTCGTAATCAGGTTCGCGCTGGAACATCAGACAGAATAAAGTCAGTGTCTTGACGTAGAACGGTAGCCACCAGCGGCTTTTTACTTCTATTGAAATCGTGCATACCGGCATAGGCTCCCCCTATTCGATAACCATTAAAAAAGCCACCCGCAGGTGGCATTTGTGATGATTACTCAGCGGCGGTATCAAAAAGCGCCAGAGCTTCGGTCGCCTCTTGAACCGCTTTGATGGTTCTTGCAACCACTTCCGATTCAGTTGTCACGCGGCTGTACTGCTGGATGAAGAGCTGATATTTGAGCTGGCTATCCTGGACGAACGCAATCGCCTCTTTTGCGGCTGCTGTGTCGTAGTTCAGGGTGGAAAACAGATTCAGTCGGATCTGTTCTGCTGGTGTGATCTCTGACATGTCTTACCTCTGTGCGATGTGGGGAGCATTATCGAAGCCACTAACACAGTGGCTTCTGTAATATCCTCACATGGGGATGAAGACTGATTTATCCCTTAGTGGGGTTAACAGTCAGCATCTGGCCGGGCAACTGCGCGGCATGCCCACATACAGGCTTCCTGCATTTTGGTACGCGCGATAGCCATGCAGCGCAAAGCTTCTGCTCTATCGGTTTCGGCCTGACTACCTCTCTCGACAACTTCAGCCGTTGTAACCTCGCGCTCAGTATCGAGCAGACTGCAAAAATGCCGGCTGACACCTTTGAGGCGGTTCATCCGCTCAATGTCGCCATCGGTTAATGTGCGGTAGCCTTTTACAGTGCTGCCATCCTGCGGTTTTGCTTCACTCATTTCGTAGCCTTTTCGGTTGGTTGTTGTAATGCCTGCTGCTGGTAATAAAAATGCCAAACGACGGCAGCACTGATCGAATATCAGGATGTTGCAAAAAGTAACGCTCGCTTATCTTTGAGTTTCCACACAGCAAAGTAGGGAGCTTTTATGTCCGTTGATAATCAGAGACTTTTTCAGAAAATCGTCGAGGAGTTGGAATCGCTCAAAGGTGAGAGCGAAGTGCTATCTATCGCTATATCCTGCCTCTTCAGCGAGATGCCTACAGATAACGCCAATAAAGTGAGAGCTAAATTCACAAAGGCCGTTAATGAACTAAACACCCTTAAACCAGCAGCTGCACCTAGTCGGAGGAGGTCGCGTCACGACGTATATTCAAAAGCTCTGTCAATGATGAGTAAGCCTGAGTAATTTCGGCATCAAGGTTACTAAGGAATACGCTTCGGGCATCCGGCGTGTTCCTTTTCTCAACATCTACCGCTTCTTTGACTTCAGGCTGGTCAGGAAGCCGCTCCAGTTTTGTGCAGGTCAGAAAGTATTCGCGCGCTTCAACAAAGCTGTTAAAGCCAGCAGTTATAGAAGTAAGTCCACGCGAGCCACCTTTATCAGTATTGTTAACCTCAAACCCCAGAGTCCGGCGGTCGTCAGCAAGCTCAACCAGTTCGAGATGATAAAGGCCATCTTCTGATGAGTGACGCATCAACACTCTTTCCATGAAACAGGTTTCTTTCGGATACTCTTTATCTACATAAAAAAGCATGGTTTACCTCTGAATCATTTCGGGCAGTTAGCCTGCACCGATATGTTGTGCGCCAGAATGTCGCGCTTGGTCTGCTTATCCAGCACGTCGATATCGTGGTCGGTCAGGTAGATGATCCGCACCCAGTTGCAGGCGGTATCAATGACTACCGGGTCGGGTAAACTTTTCGCGCAGCTCCCGATCAACATCGTCATCAGGCATATGGCTAACAGTCTGCTGTACATCACTGGCCCCTTTCGTGACTTCGGCACGGCGTTCTGCCGCGGCGACGGTGGCGGCGGCATTCTCTGCAGTACGTTGCTGATCGGCTTTGGCTTCTGCCTTACTGGTCCCGCGAGCATGGCCGATGCCGAACGCGCCAGCGATAGCGCCCAAGATGACGACCACCAGCCCAGCAATAATTTCAAAGCTCATTGCTGCGGCTCCTTCAGTTCGTCGGCCTTTTCTTTCAATGCTGGCTGGCGTACGTATTGCGATAGCACGGCCAGCACCACCAGCGCCGGGCTAATCAGTGCAACGATGTTTGGCGGCAGGATGTTTTTGATATCCGGCGGCAGCATCGCCCAGGCGTGCAGCGCAGCATCCGGGAACGACTGCGCCCACATGCCAACCAGCGCGCCGATAGCTCCCAGCTTTACAGACCACGTTTTCAGCAGCAGGCTGGCATGCCCTACGAACTCCAGCCGGGTATATTTGCGCAGAAGTAACAGAACGAGCACAGCCACCAGCACGAGCAAAGCGAAAATGATCATCTTCACAGGACACGCTCCTTAACCCAGCCGTAGAGAAAATCCTCGTTGGCTTCGCGGCCCTCCGCCAGTTCGAGATACCTGGCGCCCTGGCTGCAGTTCAGTGCTCTCAGCAGCACCTGCTCGCCTTCTTTCCCGCGGGCAGAAAGATACCCCTTCAGAGCGGTGATAGTTCGGGGTCCAATCACGCCATCCGGGATAAGGTCGGGATAAAGCTTCCCACGCATATTCATTGCCGTCAGCCAGCGCTGAAAGAACTTACTGGCGACGCTGGGCCCCATGTTCACGCCAGTGTCGCAAAGCTCATCCGCCAGTAACGTAGATACAGCTGCCACCTGGTCAAACCGGGGTCCGGTCCAGTAATCGCTCAGCAGGATTTGCTTTGCTGTTTCCCTGGGCAGCTCTCGCATATCTCCGGTGTAGCCATGTGCGCGAGCTATGGTCTGCGTGATGCCCCAGCGGGTTGGCCCGCCTTTATCAGAGGGGTGATCGACATAACCACCCTCTTTGCCGAGGATCCCCTCGATAATCTGGTCTGCTGTCATTGTGCTTTCACTCCGGTGATTCGTTCCCAGAAATACGTGAGCGCTACGGAACCCATGGCACCACTGATACCGGCAGTGGCCAGTATCATGTAAATACTCAGGCCACCTTCAATGCTGATGAGCCCACCAATGACCCCGGTAAAAGCCGAAACCACAATCTGCGCAAAAGCATTTATCCAGCTCCATTTCGCTTTGCCCTGCTTCACATCCATCAGGAATCGGACAAGGCCGCCCCAGCCAGCAATGATCAGCAGAGCCAGCCAGGTGATTCCGGCCATGCTTTCTTTGTCTTGCATATGCTTTGCCATAGGTTCACCTCCGGGTTAACGGGGTGCTGTGTGTTTGAAAAGGGTCAGGCCCATCGGGCTGATTTAACAACGAGCCGTATCGAAGATGGTTCCCGTGAGCCTGAAATGAAAAAAGGCCCGCCGAAGCGAGCCCAAAACGCAGAAAGCCCCGGCATTTGCCGAGGCTTAAAATTTTTTCTTCAACGGTGAACATACAATGCCCATCGTTAGGACAAATTAACACGAATTCGGGAAAAGTAAATATCTCACCGCGTTATTTGTTTGAGTTGGGCCTCTGCCCACGCCTCCTCTATATCGAATTTAGTGATCAGCACGTCAAAGAACGGTTTAACCGACTTTTTCCAGGTGTCCAGAGTGATGGCGTCCGTTATCTGGCAAATGGCCCTATGTACAGCAGTGGAGAGGATTCGCTCATACCCGCGACCGCCACAACGTTTACAGTTACCCATCACAGGCACTCCCTGCTTCTCCGTCTCATCCTGGTTCACTACCTTCCCCCGACCGTGGCAGTCGTTACAGGCGGCGCTAACAGTCCCTTTTCCCTTGCACTTTTGGCAAAGCACCCGGACCTGCTCCCGGACCGACTTCACCTCCTCCCAGTATGATGGATAGATCCCCTTTGTAATTTTGACCCACTTCGGCGGTTTGCCGTCCGGATACGTTACTTTGTTGGTGAACGCCACTGCGTCGATGAATCCAGACCCATTGCAGCAGTCGCATGTTTTTTTACTGGAAGCACTGCGGGAGTAATCCTCAAAGGCGTACTCTGCGAGGATCCGTATAACCCGGGGTTTTACGCTTGGCGAGAGCTTTCGCAACGCAGCAACCTTATCGCATTTTGTCAGCGCGTACTCAGCCAATAGTCCGATAGCCCGATCCCGGTCATTGTTGCTTATGCCCATCTTGCCCAGGAAAGCGCTATACCCCATAGCGGCACGTTCCTGGGTCATGCCCATTGCTGCCATGATGTCGGTGCCGGTCAGTGAATCAGAGGCGGTAGCACGCGGAGAATCGCTAATCAGCGTGGATTTTGCGAAGTGGTATTTCACTGTGTTTTCAAGATTCACGCTGCGGCCCTCTTTGGCTGTTTTGGTTTGGTCTGGTTCAGGTTGTGCTTTGCTACTGGCGGCATACTGGCGCGCTTAACGCTCTCGGTTTGGTACTGCATGAAGTGATCGAGGGTCATAGAGATTCCCCAATGATGATCTGCCCTTTCTCGCCCCATATTTTGGTGATGCGGCAATCCCAGACGTGTGAATCATCCTCATAGAGGGCGTCCATTAGGGCTTTCAGCATATTGTCGCAGTCGGGCTTTGACTGATGTGGACGTCCTGCGTATTGCGCTCTCTTTTTCTGACTCCAGCTTTGCAGCATAGGCATGACGAACGTGACGTGAGCGCCGGAATCTGGCAGGTGAATTTTGCGCAGACGAGCTTCATCACAGAACGCCCGGTAACGTATTACTTCCGGACGCTGCTTCCATTTATCAGCTCTGGTCATCCTGGGTTTGCCGATGGGCGTGATATCGTAGATTTTCATGATTTGATGAGTCCCTCTTTCCGCCAGATTTCCAGGGTGCGCATTACCCCCTCTGCGTGCATCAGGCGCAATTCGTCGTAGGTGAAATCGGTGGTTTTGGTTCTGCCGTCAATTACGTCATGGCACCCGTTGCAGGCGATCGCCGCCTGAGTATCGTCAGGCTTGCATCCTGTGCCGCACGTACCCGCCAGGCGGTAATGCGCCAACACGCTGGTTTCCGGGTTGCCGTTGCAGTAACCAGGGATCCGCACTGTACATTCGCGACCTCGGGCCGCTTTGCGAAGGTTCGCCATACTCACCCCCACATCCTGTTGCGCCAGCGAGAGTCTGGCCGAGGCGGATTTTTGTCCTCCACCAGCTGCGCGCTGACGGTCCATGTCATAAAGTCAGGGTTTAAGCTTCGTTCGACCTTTACGCCCCGCTGACGATATCTCGCTACCAATTCGTCGGCCTGCTGCGTTGTGCATTCTAGATGGTGAAACCATGAGTGTTTCATCGGCATCACCCCGCGAAGCTTAAAAGCTGGTTGGCGGCGTTCTCAGCTTCCTGCAGGCTGTTGAATGAACGAGAGAGGATCCACCGCCAGAGAACATCCAGCGATGCTTTGTACAGTTCCTGGAACTCGCATTCGTCCATGCTTGCGAAAGAAATGCTGCGAGGGTGTTTTTTCAGCGTACCGTCCGGCAGCTGTATGGCGTCATAGTGGCCGGCTTCAACGATGACCCACGCCCGGTAAGCATCGAAGGATTTGCAAATACTGATATAGCCGGATCGCTTCTCAGCTATCCGGTCGAGATATTGCCCGGCGGCATCAAGCAACGCCGATTCACTCCCGCCATATGCAGCAAGGTATTTGGCGTAACCTGTGATAAGCCTGCGCTCGTTAGACGAAATCGCCCCGCCGGTAGGTTCCCAATATTCAAAGCCGAGATTGAGTAAAGCAAAGTAACGGCGGTGAAACGCCGGATTGCGGACAAGCTTATAATCGGCTTCCAGAACGGATCCGAGCTTGCATTTTGATTGCAGAAAATCACTGGTCTCCGGCGTCGCGGGGATCAGGATACCTTGAGATTGTTTTATTAAGTGAAGCTGCGCCATCACGTTCTCCGGTGGCGCATTACTGTCAGGTGGCTGGTTGTTCAGACCAGCACTACAAGTATGATGTAGCTAGCTGTTATGAGTCAATTTTTAGAGCTCATTTCCTTAATAACCTCCACTAATGATTTTCTTGTCCAGAGGTGTTCATCTTTAGCAATTTTCCTAACCGATACTTCACTATTAATATTCGATAAAAGGATTCGGTCATTCAAAGCTAATCGGAATGAGCACAACACATGTCCGGATCCGTCCGTAATGGTGGCCCACACATTCCCCTGCTGATTTGGGTCAATACCATCTGTCACATTACCCCCTGAGCGACATACAGACGCACTCATAAAAAACGGGTAGCAGCATCAAGGGAAACGCGAATGCGATGCTCTGGGATAAGAGCCGCCACCATCACAATGAAACTAATAAAACCAGTCGTCCGCGCTTTCCCACGTCTCTTGCAGAATTTGCTCAACGCGTTTTTTTATCGCCATCAGCGCCGCCCAAAAACGCTAAGGCCATCGTTGCTTGTGCGTCGAATGGTTAATTTGCAGTCATCATAAGACTGGGACAAGCGGCGCAGCAATTCTTGCTCAAGCGCAGGTATGGCGCCATCAGGGAGTTTTTTATGTTTATCAATTGTGACTTCAACTTTCATGGTTAGCACCTCACATGAATACTGTACAAATAAACAGTATACCGGTTGCATGAAATGTTCAACCCCTCTGCAGCACTTTTTGCCAACACCATGCTTATGTTTAGATTGATGTTTTTCCATAATAAAAAAACCCGCCGAAGCGGGTTTTATCATGTTGCAATACCTTTTTTCAGGCACATCCACCAGCAACAGGCTTTCCAGTTCCTGCAGGCGTTTGCAGGCATATTCCAAGGAAGAGTCCATCACCTCACCTCCTGCGGGGCGGCCGGCAGCGGCATCCAGTGAGTTACCAGCACGTGCTCTATGCAGCATGCTGCTGGCGCATCAAGCCTGTCGAAAAACAGCCCTGAGTGCTTATCGAAGAATGATACAAAGCGATGGCCCATTTTGTTTATGGTGAGCACCTCCTGCTCATCCTCCGGCATCCGCTCGCTTACCGGAATCCATCCCGAAATAATTTCAGGAATATTTTGTGGTGCGTTTTGGGGTTGATGCTGGAGTATGGCGGCGCGGCAGGCGTTCCAGATATCCCACGCGAAGTCCTTTAATTCGTCATCCTGCGCCAGAGGATGGATGTACGCTGACCAGAATTCCTCAAAGTCGCTATAGGCTACCGGCGCAGCCGGCGCTGGCTGCGCGTGGCGATAGAGCTTAGTGCCAGGCTCAAAGGACTGGATAAGGCGGCGATAAGAAAGCGCATCCCCTCCATCATCGCCAACAACAATCACCGGCTCGCTGTCCGCTACCGCTGCGCTGGCGGCATATCTGGACCTTTGCGAATAGCCTTTGCCAGCTCGATAGGGTCATCGTAAAGCCAGTCTCCGGTCTCAGGGTGGTTGGACTCTGCCAGTCGAGCGGCCCACTCCAGACCGTCT